AAAGGTGTTCAAGGGACAGTTGAAGAAGGGACAACTTCAGAATCTACTACTGTCGGGCGCGTCGGGACTTGGAAAGACTACGGTTGCCTTGGCGCTGTGTGAGGAACTGGGTTGTACCGTGAAGTTCATTCGGGCCAGTGAAGATTCTGGTATTGACGTAATTCGAACAGACGTGCTCAATTTCGCCGCGAACGGGTCTTTTGGGGCCAGTACGAAGGTTGTGATCTTTGACGAGGCCGAACGCCTTTCAGGGGCCACCCAAGAGGCACTGAGGGGCACCATCGAAGCCTTCTCTGCCAACTGTCGCTTCATCTTTACCTGTAATCACAAAAATCGCATCATTCCGGCACTTCGGGCATCACGACTCGTTGAAGTAGATTTCGCTATCCCGACCGAAGAAGGGCCGAAAATTGCGTCGAAGTTCAATAAGCGGGTCAAAGAAATTTTGGATGCTGAATCCATCACCTATGACGACAAGGTGCTGGCCCAAGTCATCATGCGATATTTTCCGGACTTCCGTAAGACGTTGAACGAACTCCAAGCCTATGCAAATATCTCTGATACGATTGACGAAGGAATTCTTGGAAAGTGGTCGAATATTGATATGGAAGATTTGCTGGATTCGTTGAAAAAGAAGAACTTCAAGAGTATGCGAAAGTGGGTGGTGGATAATCTGGACAATGACCCGCTCATCATTATGCGAAAGGTGTATGACGAACTAGTGGATGCGACTGAGCAGGGGCCGGAGTTGGTGGTGATTCTGGCCGACTATATGTACAGGCAAAGTTTTGTGGCGGACGGGGAAATTAATGTGGTGGCCTTGTTTACTGAAATCATGAACCGAATAACCTTCAAGGAGTAGATATGCAGAATAGAAAGAATTTCCTCAAAACTGCCGCAGTAGGAGTCGTCGGAGCGATTGGGTTGACATTGATTCCGTCGAAGGGATTGGCAGAATCGACTGTTATCGCAGGTCCTCCTCGTATGATATATCCAGAACTGAAGTATAAGTTGTCTATTGGACGAATGATAGAAATACAGAATGATATGACACAACATTTTCGAGTGCATCCTCAAACATTCGTTGCAACTCCAGTAAACAAATTACACGATGAGGTGTGGGATAATATAGTCAAAGAAATGGATGGTCGAAAGGGACTTGTCGTCGCTCATCCGTGTTGGAATTCGGAGTTTGGATATGGGTATAAATTTGTAATAACCCCACATCAATCTGGAGTACTTGGTGTTGATTATAGAAAGATCAACAAAACAATGCAACATATTATTGACGGAACCCCAGACCCCTTTATGGAATACCCCTATGTCGATTAAAACTATTGAAACGCTTGATCCAGAAATTCGTAAGAAACTGGATGAAATTGAAGAAGCATTGTGTGAAGCTACCAAACATTCGCTTTTTGAAGAAGTAACACCTGAACTTCTTGCGGAAATTGTACAGCGATATACAGATATTCTAGAAAATGATCCGAACGTGATAGATTATGAAGTCGATGAGGATGCCTCTACAATTTACGTGCAACTGGTTCCACCGGATTTCATTACATTAACGATCCATGTAACTCAGGAAGGAGTGAATTTTTCCAATGCAGAATAGAAAGAATTTCCTCAAGACCGCCGCCATTGGAGTAGCTGGAGCCATTGGACTGACGCTGATTCCGTCGAAGGGATTGGCAAAAACATCAGAAACGAAGTTCAAAACATTAAAGTATAAATTGGCAATTGGTTCTATGATCGAAATACATAATAGGTCTGATGTGCTTTGGTATGATGAACTTGAAGACACTATCTATTTGAATGTTAAGAAAGAACTAGATGGATTGCATGGCACCCTTGTCGCATATCCTTCCTATGGGGCTGATTGGGGATATGGTTACTCCTTTGTGTTTGAGGAAGCTGATGGTCCGAGACCATTTAGTTACTGGAACTTGAATCTTAACAAAATCAACAAAACCATGCAACATATCATCGACGGAACACCCGACCCCTTTATGGACTACGCAGAATATGCCGACGAAATCTAACGAATCCCTTGCGACCCTGATCAAAAACGCCAGACATCCCCGAAAGCCAGATGCCTACGTGTCATCGGACGAGATTGCCGAAATCATTAACGATGCCGGATACTTCAAGTGGGCCGACCGTTTTGAAGTGACCCGAGAAATGGTTAACGAAGCTCTCAAAGCCTATTTTCCGGGCATTCTATCCATTGGTGAACTCCGGATGGCTGAAGGGGGCGAACAGCAGAATGCCGAACAACGTATGGTCAACGCGATCTATGCGGCGTTTAGAATTTGGACGCAAAACAGTAAAGATATCTGTCCGATCCAGTGAAAAAGAAGAAAGTCGTTTCCGAAAAGAAGGAAAAATCGCTTCAACTCTTTGATTTCGTCAACGCGGTCAATTACACCAAAGAACGGTTGATTGTTGATGAAGAGTCGGAGAAGAAGTACAACCCGTTTATGGTCAACAAAGCCTTGAGTTTCGGCCAAGATACCATATTCTTTGCCAACGCCATGAACGAGCAAAGTCACCTCCCGAAGAAGCTCCAGTTTGACTTTTTTATAAATAGCCTAAGACCAATGAAACGCTACAACACATGGGTCAAAGGCGAGAAAGACGAGGTGATTGAGCTTATTCAACAGTATTTTGGGTATAGTATGAATAAAGCTCGGGAAGCCTTGCGAATTCTGACGCCGGATCAATTAAACGACATCAAAATGAAGATGTCTACTGGCGGAACGAGCAATGGGAAACAGTCTACAGGACATACAACTTGATGGATATGCGCCGTTAGAGGTGACGTTGAAGGCACCGGACGACTTTCTGAAGATTCGGGAGACGCTGACCCGCATAGGGATTGCAAGTCGAAAAGATAAAATTTTGTATCAATCATGTCATATTCTTCATAAAACTGGATTGTATTTTCTGGTTCACTTCAAGGAAATGCTAGCACTAGACGGCAAAGAAATTGACATGAGCCTGAATGACGTACAGAGACGGAATACGATTGCTGGATTGCTAGAAGATTGGAATTTACTTACGATTGTTAGCGATGCCGTGTTGGAGAAGGCTCCGTTGTCGCAGATTAAGGTATTGAGTTTCAAAGAAAAGAGTGACTGGACGTGTGTAGCAAAATATCAGATAGGCAGTAAATCATAAACCTTTGAGGAAAACTATATTATGGCAAAATCGATTACCTGTGTCAAATTATCCACGGGCGAAGAACTGATCTGTGAATTTGAAAAGGGCGATGTGTGTACGCTCCACAACCCTATTTACATCCAGATGACCCCCAAACAAGACGGAAGCGGCGTCGGACTGAATATGTCTGTTCCCTTCCTCATGTATGCAAATACGAGAAAGTTCAATATCGGACTTGATCACATCGTAACATTTTTCGAACCCGCTACTGAAGTCGCTAACGCCTACCGCACCAATCATGGGTCTGGTATTGCCGTTGTGGCCGGAAATACGGATGTGGCGGGAGTGGCCAAGTCGCTCCTGTTAGGCTAATGAAAGTTCTCGTGACGGGTGGGTTTGGATTTATCGGATCGCATCTAGTCGAAGCCCTCATACACCAAGGACATGCGGTCACAGTTATTGATAACATGTCTACGGGAGGAGAAAACAATCTTGAATATGTGAGGGGGAAATATGATCTCAGATTCTGGGATGTTCGAGATCGCCGCGTCGTTTCGTTCATCGAATTTGGGAATTTTGATGTCATTTTCCATCTTGCCGCTCAGATTGATGTGGGATTGAGCATTACGCAACCTAGGTACGACGCCGACATCAATATTCTCGGAACGATCAATATTCTCGAAGGCGCATCAAACGCCATTCGCCCCCCTCGGTTGATTTTTTCTTCGTCGGCGGCGGTGTACGGAAGCGCATTTTATCCAGACGAAATGACTGCTCGGAATCCGCTTTCTCCGTATGGATTGTCAAAGAAGTGTGCCGAAGACTATATTCAACTTCACCACAATATTGAATCGATCATATTGCGGTATGCGAACGTCTATGGCCCACGTCAAGGCGCATCGGGAGAAGGCGGCGTGGTATCGGTCTTTTCTCATTGTGCCGCCAATCGAAAGACATTGACTATTTACGGCGACGGAGAACAAACCAGAGATTTTGTATATGTGAAAGACGTGGTAGAGGCGAACCTATTTGCTTCGGGGCTTGTACTGTATGCGAAGGAACGTCCGGTATGGAATGTCGGAACGGGAAAGCCAACGTCTATTAATGCATTAGCAAAATATTTCGAACCCTATCCTGTCGATTATGCGCCTCCAAAGCACGGCGAAATTCGGGATTCGTGTCTTGATGTGAGTAGAATTGGTATGGAAGGATGGTCGGCCCAGACGGATTTGTACACAGGACTTCAAGAAACTCAACGATGGTTTAGGGACAACACTTGACTTAACCGATACAACGTAGTATACTTCATGATACACTTTACAGCCCGGAGGCGGCGTAATTTATGAGTCAGCAATATATGAGTGCAATCCAGTGGGGCAATAAAATCCTCTTTCGGGGTGTGAGCGACGGTCAGCGCGTTGAGAGCAAAGATGATTTCCGGCCTACCCTGTATACCAAAACCAAAGAAGAGAGTCCGTATAAAACGCTGTTCGGAGAGAATCTTGCTCCAATGGTGTTTGATGACATTAATGCCGCCAAGGATTTTGTGAAGCGGTATGACGATGTAGAGGGGTTTGAGTTTTTTGGAAACACGTTTTATCAATATCAATACCTTGCCGAACAGTATCCCGACGACATTCAATATGATCCGTCATTGATTAAGGTTGTCTCGCTGGATATTGAGACGACAACTGAGGAAGGTTTCCCCGATTCCAAACAGGCCATTGAACAAATTCTTCTTATTACGTTGAAGAATCGTAATAGTGGGCGCATTACCACATTCGGCTGGCACGATTTTGATGTTACCAAGATCAAGCATTTCGATCCAACGAACTACGAATATCGAAAGAGTCGCAATGAGGTGGAAATGATCAAGGATTTTCTCAAGTTTTGGGTTGCTGATATTCCTGATGTAATTACAGGTTGGTTTTGCCGTGGGTTTGATATCCCCTATCTTGTGAACCGTATCGGTCGCATCATGCCCGAGAACACCCATCTCAAGCTGTCTCCGTGGCGAGCCGTGCAGGAAAAAATGATTGTGGAGAATAATCGCGAGATGCAAGTGTTTGATCTCATCGGTATTTCGACCCTTGACTACCTAGAGGTATACAAGAAATATACACCATCAAAAAAGCAAGAGTCGTATAAGCTAGACTATATTGCCGAAGTCGAGTTGGGAAAAAACAAGCTTGAAAATAAGTATGAAACGTTCAAGGAGTTTTACACCAAAGATTTTCATACGTTTGTAGAGTATAACGTCATTGACACGTTGCTAGTAAACGAGCTTGAGGATAAGATGCGTCTGCTAGAACTCGTGTTTCTTATGGCCTATCGTGCTCGATCAAACTTCAATGACATTTTTAGTCCAGTGCGTCTCTGGGACTGTTTGATTTACAATGAACTTCTGAAACACAACATTGCCCCTCCGCAACCACAGAAATTGCCGCGAACAGATATTGTGGGTGCATATGTGAGAAATCCGCCTCCGGGTCGATACCAGAGTGTCGTTTCCATGGATGCCACAAGCCTGTATCCGCGTATCATGCTTCAGTGTAATATGTCTCCCGAAACCTTGATTGAAACACCATTGATCGCGGGAGCAACCGTTGAAGGATTTTTGAATAAAGAATACGACATGTCTGAAGCCAAAGCAAATAACGTAGCAGTGGCCGTAAATGGATTTGCGTTCAATCGCCGGAAACAGGGGTTCTTTCCGAAGTTGATCGAAAGTATGTTTAATGAGCGGGTAGAAAGCAAGAAAAAAATGATAGAAGATTCCAAATATTTAGAAACAATAAACAATGAAATACAAAGAAGAAATGTATGACCAAAATACCAAAAAACTTGAATGAATATAATACTAAAATATCGAAAAAAGTTGTAAAATTGGTAAAAAAATATACGATGCCAGAAATTGCTGCACTATTGAATGTGCCATATGATAAGATTTTTTATATTTGTGATTTTCTTAATTTAAAGACAATTTACGGATTGTGTAATACTCCAGCCATTAAGGCAAAAGAGCAGTGGTTTAAAAAGAATAAATTATTGATAATGAGAGAAAATCGGCGCGGACTGTCGTGTTCAGAAATATCAAATAAACACAATTTTACATATCATCAAACATATCAGGCACATAAAAGATTAAAATTGAAGATGGTTAAGCAAGGAACGTCTATTACAACAAAGAATAAAGTCCTTTCAAAAAAGTACCGCATTTTGAAAAAAGAATTAAAATTTTTATATGTAGAGGAGGAGCAAACAATTAAGACTATTAGAGGAATATTTGATTGTACGCACCAATCGGTGCTTGAAGAACTTGAGCGGCACGGAATCCGTCAACGTACCATTTCAGAAGATAGTGAAATTACTTGGAGAAGTGAGCGAATGCGTGAAGGTGCTAGAAAGAATTGTAATGATGGTATATCTGGAATACGAAAGCTTTCTAAAAATAAAACAAACGGAAAATATTGGAATACTTCCTTGGAGAAAATATTCAAGAAAAGTTGTAGGAAATTTGGTGTAAGATATAAACAAAGTTATCAAATACAAAAAGGTGGACATTTTTATGATTTCTTTCTACCACAATATAATGTTTTGATTGAATGTGATGGAGAGTATTGGCACAATAATGATAAACAGAGAATAAGAGATAAACGGCATAATAAAGAGGCTAGAATATTAAAATTTGAAATAAAACGATTTTTTGGAAACGATCTCAAAAGGGGGAAACATGAAAAATATATTAAAAGACTTGTCGCACGAAGAACTAATTGAAATCAAAAAACAATTAGAAACCAGTATAGCTTCGGCAGATAAAAAACAGAGTGCACTGAAAATTTTGCTTAATAGCCTTTATGGGGCGTGTGCAAACAACTACTTTCGGTTCTTTTCGACCGCGATTGCTGAAGGAATCACAATGACCGGACAGTACATCATCCAACAGGTGGCGTCTGATATCGATGTATATTTGAACAAGGTGTGCGAAACAGAGGGATTGAAATATGTATTTTATGTGGACACGGATTCAAATTATTTAACATTGAATACAATGGCTAACAAGTTCTTTCCGAACGCTAAAGGATCGGATTTGATTGATATTCTGGACACAATTTGTAAGGATAAATTATCTCCAGTTATTGCGAAATCGTGTGTGGGTATAGCAGAATATCAGAATGCCTACAAAAACACGACCGAGTTCAAACGTGAGGTCATTGCTGATCAGGCAATTTTTACAGTTAAAAAGCGGTATGCTCTCAATATCTGGGATTCGGAAGGAGTGCGATTTGCCGAACCGAAACTCAAGATTGTCGGTATGGAAAGTCAGCGCAGTTCTACTCCGGCATGGGTACGAGGGAAATTCAAAGAAGCCGTGAAGATATGTTTGACGGGCGCTGAACTGGATTTACAGTCTTTTATCAAAGTTTGTGACGAGGAATACAAAACGTTGCCTGTAGAGAAGATTGCGTTTCCAAAGGGCGTGAATGGGTTAACGAAATATTCGGATAGTCGAACGATTTATAGTAAGGGATGCCCCATTCACGTTCGGGCCAGTCTCCTCTACAATTATCTGATTAAAGAACATAAGCTATTGAAGGTGTATGAGACGATTAAGGAAGGAGATAAACTTAAATATGTGTATTTGGTAGAACCCAATACCATTAGATCGAACATCATCGGGTGGTTAAGTAAAATGCCTCTTGAACTTGACTTACACCGCTACATTGATTATACTACTATGTGGGAAAAAACATTCCTGAAACCCGTCGAAAGCGTCCTAGATGCAGTCGGCTGGAGTTCCTATCCCAAAGCATCTCTTTCCGCATTTTATTGAGATTTAGAACAAAAACATTAACCGAAATGGATAACATATGAGCACTGTCCTTGATCGAATTTTGAAAAATAGTACTAATAAACTCGCCGCGAAATTGTCTGAGTCCTCTTTGTTCGAAGCTGCCGAGACTATTCAAACCAAGGTCCCGATGGTGAACGTGTTGTTTTCTGGACGGATGGATGGCGGCATCGCAAATGGAATTTCGGTTTTTGCGGCGGGGAGCCGCATGTTCAAGTCATCATTCCTACTGTTGTGCATTCGCGCCTTCCAAGATAAGTATCCGGACGGAGCAACCATCTTCGCGGATTCTGAATTTGGGGCAACGCTCGCACTCTTTGATAGTTTTGGAGTGGATACGTCAAAGGTCGCACACATTCCTGTCAAAACTATTGAAGAATTGAAGTTCGAACTAGTTCGACAGTTAGATACGTTTGAGGAAGGGACAAACCTTCTTATCGTTGTTGATTCGCTCGGTAATCTCGCATCCGATAAAGAAGTCAATGATGCGGTCGAAGGGAAGTCCGTTGCTGATATGACACGCGCAAAAAGTTTAAAATCTTTGTTTCGCATTATAACGCCGCATTTAAAGATTAAGAATATTCCTATGATTGTGGCGGGTCACGTATATCAAGAACAGAGCACACACCCGCGCGAGATTATGAGTGGTGGTCGTGGAATGGAATATGCTTCAGATTCTATTTTCTTCATCAGTCGTCGCCAGAATAAAAATGAAAAAACGAAGACGATTGAGGGATGGGATTTTGTTGTAAAGGTTCAGAAGTCGCGTTTTGTAAAAGAAGGAAGTTCGGTGGTTGTAGAAGCGACATACGAAGATGGTATCAACAACTTTTCAGGCCTTCTTGATGTTGCCATTGAAAGCGGCCATGTTGATAATTCTTCACAGGGATGGTACGTGAAGAAAGGCGAAGACAAGAAATACCGAAAAGATGATACTAATACTACGACATTTTGGGCATCTATTTTGCAGGACGAGACCTTTCAAGAATTTGTGACGGATAAGTATCTGTTGAAGCCGGGATCATTGCTTCAAGATTTAACTGAAGAAGATACAGGCGGTACAGGGCGCGTCGAAACTGACCAACTTATTTCTGATACCCGCACCTTAGATTTCGAAGACCTGAAGCCCAAGAAGAAACGTGCCAAATAACTGGATTGTCGAGATAGTAGAAACGGATGTCTTTGGGTGGTCCCCACGACTCGAAGAAGCCCGAGAGTTCACGTCTCGTATAGAAGCCAAACGATTTTACGAGGGATACAAACGCAAGAAAGGCATCCAAGACCCTACCAACTTCCTCATAGCGAGACCGCCGTATGAAAAAAAGCCCCTCCAAGACAAAAACAAAGTTGACCCGCTTACGTCCTCAGACCCCGACGAAGACTAAGTATTCGGTCCATCCCTCCAAGAAGCACAAGAAAAAGCTTACCCCAGATCAGGATCATTATTATCGCATTGATTCCGGTCGCTACAAGGGCGTCGAGTTTGTGTATGGAGACATTCGCATCGAAACGAAGAAGGATGCCGAAGCAATCATTACCTTCGACTTTGACGTACTCTATTCGCCGTTGAAGAAAGTGAAGGCCGAACTCTTTACAGCCTGTCTGAAGGAAATTCTCGACACCGAATTGCTTAAGCTATCCGAAGAGGCGGGAATGGTTGACGTTATTGTTCCCGATGATACCCCGCTTCTCAATTTTGACAGTCATACCGAAGAGTTTAACCCCGACGAAATCCTTGTGTGAAAATTGAAACGACCATATTCCGCAACCTCCTTACCGACGACGCTTACCTTCGAGCAGTAATCCCCTTCCTCAAAGAAGAGTATTTTGCCGTTTCTAGCGAGCGGCGAATGCTTCAGGCTATTCAGGGGTTTGTGGAACAATACAATTCCACGCCGACTACTGAAGCCTTAGCGATTACGTTCCAGAACGATAAGACGATTACCGAAG